ATAGAATTAATAGGACCAAAAGATGTTAATGAACATAAAATATTTATTAAATTTTTTTGCCAAGAAGTAAAAGCAGAGGGTATCAATGCCTAAGAATACTGCGCTTGAAAGAATAGAATCTCACGAAAAACTTTGTCGTATCATGCAAAAACAAACTCATCAAAAAATTAACAATATCGAAACAGAAATCAAAGATATAAAAAAACATTTATACTATGCTATGTCTGCACTCATAGGTGGTATGTTCACAATTATAGTTATATTATTTCAAAAACTTTAAACTTTAAGGCTGTTATGGCTAGAAGAAAAAAAGCAATTACTGGTTTAGTTAGCGAAATGAAAGTACAAATAGAACTTGCAGAAGATCCAAATTTATTAGTATTTACACCCCTTGGAGGTTTGGGTCCGGTAGATATTGTTACTTTAAATATGGACACAGGTGAGTATACTTCTTATGATGTTAAGAGTAAGAACTATAGAAAAAAAGATTATGTTCCTAAAGATGGATATAAAAGAAACAGTAAAGGAAACTTAATCAATAGACACCCAACAAAAGAACAAAAGAAACTAAAGGTAAAAATAGTATATGCAAAATGATAATTCGTTAGATATTATTAATGAGTATAAAGACCAAGTAAGAATATTAAAAGGACAGATTGCAGAGCTTGAAGATGCTGGTAAATCTAAAGATGCAGCCAACAAAAGATGTTTGCAAAAGCTAGAGTTTTGTACTAAAGATTTAGATGATGCTCAAAAGAAAATTAAAGAGCTAGAGGA